CGCTTCATTTCCGCTCGATTTAACGTGTCCAGCCTCACGTTCCCTATTAAGTTTAGGGCTACTTCAACAGTTTTGAATGCTGTTGACCATTCTTGACGCTCAGATGCGTATCGATAATTTTCTCCTCAAGATTTAATATCATTGAGGTGAAGTATAGATTTATCTGAAAGTTAAAGAAAGTTCGCCTATATTTTAGGGTCGCTTCATAGTTTCTTGCCTGTACAATTTAATAGCAACTAGTGTATCATAATAATATTTTTATGATTACATAGTTGGATAATTTCTGAGGCTTAGGTGGCTTTGTTCACATTCTGGAGTTATTCTCAGAATCCGCGCATAAAGTGCGGACTAGCTGGCGACAGCAGTTCTTGAACTGAATCATTTCCTAATGTAGTAGGTTCAAACATTGATATAATCTCTGCTCTCCCTAGTCCAGAAGGTATGACCTCGTTAATCCCTGCATAAGGCGGTAAGTACAATGGTTTTATTAATGGGTCTGTGTAATTAATTGTGGTTTGATATGAAGAATACAAATCAAAACCTAATCACACAATTCCCAAAACTATAATACTCCCGGCTATGTAATATCACAATCACTTGGGAGGCTCATCAAAATCCGTGAGAATGTTTAAATTATCATTCTCAGGTAGTTCTGGCTCTTGATCCCCTGACGCGTAATACATCCCTGTTGCTACAAATACTATTGCTAGTATAAGTAAATCCCCTAGACGTTCAAGTTTTAATCTGAACGCTTGTGAGAATAAATATTTTTCATTCCAATTCTTGAATGTGATAGCTGACCTAGCCCATGAAAAGTATCTTTTATATGACACTGACAAATTAGTCATTCATTTTAATAGTACTTTAATGGCATTGATTATGAGCAGAACTAAATCCTGTAATAAGTGAGTAAGGAATATAACACTAGAGATTGATCTAGAGATCCAATGTAAGTAGTAAGATTTTCAGACAGCAATAATATCTTCTACTCCATATGGTAAATCTATTCAGCTCCTAGGGGACATTCCCTCTATTATGACAAGTGACTTAGATCTTTTTCCTTTAGCTTTTTCAGATAACTCTACCTTCTTGTTTTCCAAGAGTTCTAGAGGCAATTTCTCTTTTCTTTCGCTTATATAATGTTCAGATCAAATATTTCGAGATAATTCGATCCATTGTTTATAAATTCCGAGGAATTCAGTAAACGGTCGTTCATCTTTACGATATTCTGGTCACCATTCAGTAGGCATTTCTGCAGCAATAGGATGGGACGTGAAGTGAAGCTCTAACATTTTATCTATACCATAGAGTTCAAGTAATTTTTCCTTTCCTGTTACTAAATCAGCAACCAGCAATCGTTGGTCACCCACAGATACCACCGAAGGATCCTTAATTTTATACCTTTCAATCAATAGCTTAAGTTGACCCGATAAAGGGCCTGGCTGAGCAGTTTGATGATCGATGTGATAAAGGTCTCCTTGGTAAGCCATCTGTAAGTTCCTCAGACGGGGAACTGTTTTATTAGGGTCAGGAATTACGATCTGGTTATTATCCTGCTGATATAATTGTGGATTCTCAGTATCAACTTTATAGTACAATGTGTCCTCAAATCCGTATGCCATCTCATTTAGAGTAGATAGGTTGAGAATACGATCCAATTGAAATATATTTTTCCATGGATAGTGCTGTAATAATGATCTACCTTCATAAGTTGTATAAGGATCTGATTGCGAGACAAATATAGGTCTCACTTCATCCATACGCTTAAGGAATCCGGCAATTGACTCCTTGTATGCTGCAAGGTCCTTCTGTGCTCTACGGTCTTTCTGGAGAAGAAGTTCTCATAATTGATCGCGTAGACATCAGAGATGGTAACGAGAGATAGACTCAAAGGTGCATAATCAAGACTTTTGAAGTAGCCAGAAGAAATATGGATGGCTAATCTCGCTCTTAGTTATAACACCAATGGGACTTGTAGGGTGACTTAACCAAACTAATAGTACCCTCAGTCTGGTTGATAAGTTTCAAAGGCTGCTACTAATCGCTTTGCTCCTTACCCTGTATCCAAATGCCAGGAATGCTAATATAGAGTTTAATGTTAGATTATATTTTCTAACAAACTCTAAAACCAATGAAGTAGAGATTCGAGTAGCGATAGCCTCCTTAAGGGGAAGCATATCAGCCTGAGTATTGTCAACAAAGAATTTCTTTGCAAACTCTACAACAAACTTCGATCTTGCTATAATTGATTTAGCTAATCCAGCTGAAACCCCTATCTGAGACAAAAATTGTCGATAGAGACCAGCCACGGCAGCATCTGCAATAACAATGTCATCTCCTAGTATTGCGTAATCTTCGAATCAAGAAGTATTCTTTTTTGCGCGATATGCTGCATATTGAACAATTGCATGATGTGTTAATGCTAACATCCCTCACGAGGATAAGGCTCCCATTGGTTGACCAACGGAATATAATAGTCCAAGAGGGGATTTATCATCCTTTCGCATTGAAGGACTTAGTTTATAAGTACGTTTAACCAACAGATTTCCTCAAGCCTCTGCAAATAAACTTGAATCAGGTACTATATCTTTTAGTAGAGATGTAAGTAGAGATTTCTGTAAAGCCAGAGGTAGTCTATCAGTTGCTGCGCTTAAATCTATTGATGAGAAGACTTTATTTTTAGAATTCTCAATAGAAGCATATTTGTCTTGCAATCGTTTGACCGGATGCATTTGATCGAATGTTCCATCCACATCAGATATTTGAGATAATAAATTGAATATCCATTTGTGTAAGGGAGCCATAAGTCATTGCGTCCAGGCGTCAACCATAGCAAACACACGTATTTTTCCTGCCGGTTCCAGCTTAATAGCAAGCTTTCCGAGGAAAGCCTTCCCTGACCCACCAATAACATAGGGGGTCAGAAGATTAGAATCACGGAATCTATCCTTAAGATTAGATCAGAATAACTTGGGCGAGTTATCATTATTCTCAAGTAATCCTTTGTAACTATCAATAGGCCCTGGAACGAGAGGAGGATACATAAAAGTTTCTCTCCAATTATACCAGCGCTCAAGTATGATACTAGGGATGACTCAAGTCAAGTTGATACTCTTTATTCTTAAGAAAATTACGTTTCCCAGTCGCATTACGGGTAATCCTACACTAGTTTTAGCTAGCAAGGTTACTCGTCACATGCTTAACCCGATAAGTCTAGATAATGTATCTTGAGGACGGTGATAAATAGATAATTCATCAGTATCCCTAAGAGGCTTATTAAGGCCATCTAGTTCTGGATCATAAGCACGCGCGACTATCTCTAGAGTGTTCACGAATATTGGAGCTCCGATTTGTTCAGCAAAGATACGGAATGATTGAAATAAATCTCCGGCTCTAAGCCAAATACGGGAGGCAGTAATCAAGGCGATTGCAGAAGTATTAACTGCAGCATCTCTTGTTACAGGCCCAGCTTTCAATATGGGGTACAGTCTAGGATGCATAATAGGACCAATCTCACATCTCTCTTTTAGTTGAGGTGTGAATTGGGTATCCAAGAACAGGTTTCATTTAGGTAATACGTTACTTAAATCAACACCGGCATCTGTTATAGTAGATAATTTTAATTTACCAGGAAACTCTAGGATTCTAAATAATCCAAATAGAGTCATCCAAAGACGGATACTAGGGATATGTCGGTCCACTAGGATCAATCTCCTAACATGTGCAGGAATAATTCGTGGAATTCCTTTCTTAGTTCGTTTCGGACGAACATTTAACTCGCTCAGGTCCAGCACTACGAACCCCCCAACGGATTGTTGGAGAAGAACTTGGCAGGCCTTAAGGTATATCACTACACCCTTCATACCGCTATGTTTAGCGATCTTTGCGACGCGAAAGCTGAAGATTGCCACCTGTCTTACGACAGTTTTAGAAGCTCTTGGACGGATCCCTCGGATATATTCTAAAAATAACCCGATGAGTCCGCGGCCTCCATTTCGGGAGACCAAACCATTAATAAACTTAACTTTTGAAGATATAATGGAGGACAGAGTTTTAACTCTATCCATATTATCGCTTGATCTGGAATTTACAAGGGGCAGGGATTGTATCCCACCTCTTGTAGCGTCAACTTTTGTAAGGAACGAACGAGTAAATATATATTTTTTAATTGTATTTAAATTCATTGTAACTTTCAATTATCGACACTAAAACCAGGCACTAGGATCGTAGTGATCATCTAGTTTAGCACTTCATAACTAGTTCAATTAATAAGTTGCTTCATCACAGCATTCTTCCTCAAAAGAAGCTTGATCTGTGATAATTCTAACAAGAATTGAGAGAACCAAAGATTGTTTGCCTCTGGCACCCACTCATTGAGCAGTATTCTCTCTATAATCGCGCATCTCCGATGACAACCTAGATAATTAGATTCTAAGATGTTCCATCAGGATAATACATTTCCGTTTGAATTCTAGGTAAATTGTTGGTATCATTTCATTCCTGAATCATAAGGTTATTTCTTCCCGATGATTCAAATAACAATGATCTATACAACTCCTAATTCAGTCTGTTACTCGCTCTACACTGTATATTGGTAGATACTACTATATAGAGAGGGGGATTCCCTTAGATCTATAATGTTGGTAGCTTCAATTAGCCAGTCGGAATTCTAACTTCGTTTCTTGCATTCTATCTATTACTATTTTATTATACTCTACTTCTGTCTAGTTACATATGGTAAGGCGCCAATTAGGCACTTATTAACTTGTCGCAGGATTTATACTATCTTAAGCTCTATATTATCCATTGTAGAATAATTAGGGGCTTATATCAACTTCACCTTTTGGGTATTCCATACTTATCCATACACAGGAGGAGATTTTATAATCATTATCATCCTAATTAATGATTGATCAGTATAACTAATAGGTATTTAATAATACTATAAAATAAATAGTCTGTATTAATCAAGTATCCATCCAAACTCTCACCTCAAAATTTATGATAACTTACTGATAGGAATCTTAAAGAACATTTTAATAGTAATTTTACGATTTAAATTACTGGTTATAGATCCTATTACGTAGATCCATGTTGCGGACTGTATAATGCCTGAAGGGCAAGTTAGTAAATAACTCTACCTATTTCTTCTGATGTCATAATAGACTTATTAAGAGAAGCGGTAGCCCTAAAAAGCTTGCTACTAATTCCAAGAGGGTCTTGTGTTTATAAGACCATTGGATTTATTTAGCACCTCACTTCACAGTACCAGCTATATCGACTTAGCCTTCTCTCCATTATCCCTATTATTTATCCGTGGTAAGAGCCATTCATGATGACTCTACCGTTTCCGCATACCTACTCTCATTCGTATGGGAGCATGTTTCGCAACGATCTTCCTAATTCTTATCAACAACTTATGTTCTTGTCTATATTACTTATAGCCGAACAGATGTACGAGCATAGAGCTCTGATTCTAGCAAACTAAGAATAATAAAAGGGAGTCAACCAGTAATGAGGAGAGGTGTTAGCACCCCCCACTACCTTAGGTGCGATCCTTAGGTCTATTTCTCCGTTTCTATTTCTCCTTAGCTTGCCTAAAACCTGATGCTGACCGTTTAATCTTACGGTCCTTCCACTTTATCGCAAGCTAATTTCACTAAACTCCCTTTCCACTTTCGTGGGGGGTAGGTTGTTGCTTCAACAACCACGTTAAGTGACCTAGTCGGTCTACCTAGTATTAAATAATTCGAAGGTATATAAATTTCTATACTGAATCCTTCTTATTTTAGATAACCCTGTAGACTACTAGCCTCTTTCATCGGCTTTCCATATCCTTCTTTAATTTCGCGTTCCTGGGCTTTAGGTCCCATTCCTGCTAGTTTCAGAAAAATACTTCTAGCCTCCAATTTAATCAACACCTCTCCTTTGAGAGATCCATGAGTATCTAAATAGCTCATAGGTTAATTTGGATTACAAAAAGAGTTAAGCTTTTCGCTCGCCTTTACTCTGTAGGAAAGAATAACTATGGACGAAAGGAATAAAACAGATGCGGGATCTCGTAAAGATCCGTTGACACATGAGTCATAAACCTCCGTAGCCAGAGTAATGGCTGCTAAGGATGAGAGTATTACCT